TTGGAACGACAGCAACTCACTACCACTTGCGCATACGTTTTGGCCGTTGGCCCACTCGCTTACAAAGACACCGACAAGTTTCCGGACGGTCCTTGGTGTAAAGAAGGCGATTGGATCATTTTTGGTCGGTACGCAGGCGCACGTATGGGTATTGATGGCGGAGAGATCCGTATTCTCAATGATGACGAGATTCTGGCCCGTATCAGCGATCCAGATGACATTCTGCACATGTAAGGAAGCATATGACACAAGTACTGAACGATTCGCAACTTGAGTTTGACCTTGGAGAGGGTGAGAAGGCCACAGATGTGAGCTTTGACCGTCCTGAGGGCGACGAGAGTCCTGCGACACCTGAACAAGAGACACAGATATTCCAAAAGCCTGAACAGGATTCTGCGCCTAAGAATGAATTGGACGAGGTTAGTGAAGGTGTGCAAAAGCGCATCTCTAAACTCACCGCACGCATGCGCGAGGCAGAGCGCCGTGAGCAAGCAGCCCTTGAATACGCCAAAGGATTGCAGAACCAGACGCAGTCACTCCAACAGAAGCTTGTACAGACGGATTACAGCCGCTTAAATGAAGCTAAGACTCGTCTGGAGACCCAGCAAGTCCAGTTGCGCCAAATCATTGCCAAGGCACGTGAAGAAAACGATGTCAACACTGAGCTAGAAGCGCAAGAGCGTTTATCTGCTTTGGGTGGTGAGCAACGTCAAGTAGCTTCTTGGTTGCAAACACAGCAAGAGGCTGTTCAGCAGCAGAGCTACCAGCAAGCGCAACCAGCGCCTGCGCCACAACCCCAGCGTCCTACACCTAGCCCTCGTGCAGAGGAGTGGGCAGAACAAAACTCGTGGTTTGGACAAGACCGCGTGATGACTTATGCTGCTTGGGGCATACATCAAACACTTGTTGAACAAGAAGGTGTTGACCCCAACTCAGACGAGTACTATACTGAACTCAATAAACGTGTTCGTGATACATTCCCGGACAAGTTTAGAGACCAAACCAGACAACAGCGTTCCGCGCCTGCTGTTGCCCCTGCCGCCCGTAGTTCGGGAATAAATAGTGCGCGCCGTACTGTCCGGCTTTCGCCGAGTCAGGTTGCTATAGCAAAAAAACTGGGCGTTCCTCTTGAAGAGTATGCCAAGTATGTTAAGGAGTGAAACAATGACTAAAGTTACTATCGACAAAGCCCCTCGCGCAACACGCGATACGGAAAAACGTCGCCGTCCTTGGACCCCTCCCTCACGTCTTGACGCGCCACCTGCCCCTGAAGGGTTTAAGCATCGTTGGATTCGTGCTGAAGTAAACGGTCAACTGGACAAGGCTAACGTCTACAGTCGTCTTCGTGAGGGCTATGAACTAGTCCGTCTAGAAGAGTTGCCCGAAGAATACCAAGGCATGATGCCTACCGTTGATGACGGTAAGCATGCTGGAGTGGTTTCTGTAGGTGGACTTTTGCTTGCAAGAGTTCCCGATGAAACCATTGAAGAACGCAACGAGTATTACCGTCGTAAGGCTCAGGAACAGTTACACGCTGTTGACAACGAGATGATGCGAGAAAACGCTCACTCTACAATGCGGATTCAGAGCCCCGAGAGGAGCTCGCGCACTTCATTCCGTCAACCCTAAAAAGTTGATTCTTTAATTTTTGTAGGAGCTACAAATGGCAAACGTTAATAAGCCTTTTGGTTTGCGTCCCATTGGTAACCTATCTGCTACTGGTGCCCAGAAGCAGTATGGCTATCAAATTGCGGATAACCAAGCCGGAGCAATTTTCCAAGGCGATTTAGTCGTCGTATATGACGGTTACATCATTAAGTATGACGCAGCTACGCATGCCGCCCCCACAGGCGTCTTCAACGGTTGCCAGTACTATGACCCAACCCGTGCGGGCAAGCCCACATGGAAAAACTTCTACCCCGGTAGTGTTGATATCACATCTGGCATCATTGCTTGCGAAGTGTTGGATGACCCCAACCAACTCTTCTTGATCCAAGCTGCTGGTACTATTGCTCAAGCCGATATCGGTAAGAACGCTGATCCCACCGCTTCCACAACTGGTAGCACAACGACTGGTGTTTCTAACGGTACGTTGGGTACTCCCGCGAAGACTGCTGCATTGACTATGAAAATTGTTGGTTTGAGCGATCAAGCTGACAACGAATTGGGCCAATACGCGGTTGTTGTTGTTAAACTTAATCAACACCAGTACGGTAGTACCGGCGTTGCTGCTGACGGAGCATAATCATGGCTATTACACGTTCCCAACTAGTAAAAGAACTTGAGCCCGGCCTGAACGCACTGTTCGGTTTAGAGTACAAGCGTTACGAAAACGAGCACGAAGAGATTTTCTCTATTGAGACATCTGATCGTGCATTTGAAGAAGAGGTCATGTTGACTGGCTTCGGTTCTGCTCCAGTGAAAACTGAGGGTGCCGGCGTTCAGTACGACACAGCACTGGAATCCTTCACAGCCCGCTACACACACGAAACCATCGCTATGGCTTTCGCGTTGACAGAGGAAGCTGTGGAAGATAACTTGTATGACCGCTTGTCAGGTCGTTACACCAAGGCTATGGCTCGTTCAATGAGCTTCACAAAGCAAGTAAAAGCTGCTTCTGTGTTGAACAACGGTTTCACTGGCGGCAACTATGCCGGCGGCGACGGCGTTGCATTGTTCGCAACCAACCACCCAACTGCTTTGTCCGCCAACTATGCAAACACTCCCGCAGTGCCTGCAGACTTGAACGAGACATCGTTGGAGCAAGCTTTGATTGACATCGCCGCGTTCATCGACGAGCGTGGTTTGAAGGTCGCTTTGACTGGTCGCAAGATGATTGTTCCTAAGGAACTGCAGTTCACTGCAGAGCGCCTGATGAAGAGCACTTTGCGCACTGGCACTGCTGATAACGACATCAATGCTATCAAGTCCATGGGCATGCTCCCAGAAGGCTACGCTGTCAACCACTATTTGACAGACGTCAACGCTTGGTTCATCATCACTGATGCACCTAACGGCTTGAAAATGTTCCAGCGTTCACCCATCAAGACAGCCTTTGAAGGCGATTTTGACACAGGTAACGTTCGTTACAAAGCTCGTGAGCGTTACAGCTTCGGCTGGTCTGACCCACGTGGCGCTTACGGTTCGCCCGGCGCATAATATTTCTTCGGAAATATGTGAAGGGGGCCTTGTGCCCCCTTTTTATTTGGTGTATATTGCTTTCAATCCGGGGTTATCCGGTGTTCTGACAGTCCCGGCTGACGACATGTAGACAGAGCACCTTCAACACTCGCATGTGAGGATCAAATGGCAAATACCACATTCAATGGACCAGTTCGTTCCGAGAACGGTTTCCAATCAATCACCAAAAGCGCTACCACTGGCGCAGTAACTGTTAATTCTTCTTTTGGTACCGATGTTGTCTACAGCACGCAGTCCTTGTCGGGCGCAGGCGCAGTAAACGTTACCAACACTTTTACCTCTTTGACCACCACTGGTGCTTCACAGGCATTGACTTTGGCAAACGGTTCAGTAGGCGAGATGAAGATTATTGTTCACACTGTGGACGGCGGTTCTGCAGTCTTGACCCCAACCACTAAGATTGGTTTCAGCACAATCACCTTTACCGCTGTTGGTGACAGCGCCACCTTGATTTACACTTCGGCAGGTTGGGCCATTATTGGTTCTCGCGGTGTGACAATCGCTTAATAGGAGGCCATCATGGGCTTTCAATATGACGTAAAAGCGAAGACGGTGACCTCTACCGGTGCATCCGGTATAGGCACCCCTCGCGCACGTATCAAAGCGGTGTATGCACTGTTAGGTGCCTCTGCTGGTTCCGTGTCGTTTAAAGACGGCGGGGCTTTGGGTACAGAACAAATAAAGTTTGATACGCCAACAAGCTCTGCTACAGGCTATTTGTATGTTCTTATTCCTAACGACGGTGTTCGTTTTGAAGCAGATCCTTACATCACCCTCACAAACGTGACATCCGTCACATTCTTCTACGGATAAGGAGTCCAACATGGGACGAGCAGCAAAAATGAGCATTCCTGAGTACCAAGGCGAAGTCCAACCTAATGCAAACAAGCAGGACATGAGCAAGGGTGGCGCTAAGCAAACAGCACGTAAGACAGTGGCTCCTTCTGGTTCCACTACGCCCCGTGGTGTAGGCTTGGCCCGTAACAAGCCCTGTAAGATGTACTGAAATGGCTAAAACGGCGGCGTGGCAGCGGAAAGAAGGCAAAAGTGCAAGTGGCGGATTAAACGCCAAGGGCCGTGCTTCTTACAACAAGGCTAATCCGGGTAAACCCGGATTAAAAGCCCCGCAGCCAGAGGGAGGTTCTCGCAAAGATAGCTTTTGTGCCCGAATGGAAGGCATGAAAAAGAAGCTGACAAGCGAGAAGACCGCCAAGGATCCAGATAGCCGGATTAATAAGAGCTTACGGAAATGGAAGTGCTAAATGGAAAGCGTTGTTTGGAACATGATCCTAACGGCAGGTATAGGATTCGTGGGTTGGGTTTTGCGGGACAAGGCTGCTGAAATCAGCCGTCTGCAAATCTTGCTCAATCGCACCCGCGAAGAAGTTGCCAAGGAATATGTGACCAAAGCCGAAGTCCATGCAGACATCAACCGTGTTTTGGATAGGCTAGATCGGTTGGACGAGAAGTTAGACCGTTTAATGGGAGCAACAAATGCCCGCAGTCAGTAAGAAACAAAAGCAGTTGATGGATGCGGCGGCGCACAATCCAGCATTTGCAAAGAAGGTAGGCATCCCACAATCTGTGGCGATGGATTTCAGTAAGGCCAGTAAAGGCAAAAAATTCAGACAAGGTGGCGAAATGAAAAACTGTTACAAAGACGGCGGTCTCGCAAAAAAAGGTGAAGGCATTGCTAAAAAAGGTTTTGCTAAGGGAGGCATGGTTGCCGGTATGGGCCAGTCTCAAGGCGATACGCTTAGCCAAAACGTTAAAAAGAGCGTTCAAGGCGATAAAGTTGCCGTTCGTGGTGTTGGTGCAGCCCGTGCCCGCACGGCAATGATCTACTGATATGGCTGTTTCCGGCGTAACCAACTTCGATCTGCAGTTTGATGACCTCATAGCTGAGGCATATGAGCGCTGCGGCATTGAAGTGCGCGACGGATATGACATGAAAACGGCGCTCCGCTCTGTTAATTTGATTTTTGCAGAGTGGGCAAACCGTGGTTTGAATCTTTGGACGATTGAGCAGCGCCAGCAGGTTTTGACTCCGGGTGTGTATGAGTATGACCTGCCTTCAGACACCGTAGACGGCCTCTCAGCCGTGATTCGGACCAATGCAGGCCAGTCTACCCAGCAGGACATCACAATCGACCGCATAGGCCGCGCTGAGTGGCTCCACGTGCCTAACAAGTTGACTCAGTCGCGCCCTGCGCAGTACTACATTCAACGCACAGTGCCGGCTAAGGTATTTTTGTATCCATCCCCTGATGCAACGCAGACATGGACGTTTGTCTATTATGCGATTCGTCGCATGGACAATGCTGGTGGCTTTAGCAATACAGCGGACATCTCTTTCCGTTTCCTGCCTTGCTTGGTAGCCGCTTTAGCGTACTACCTGTCGGTCAAGAAAGCACCGGACCGCGTCATGTTGCTCAAGCAGATGTACGAGGAAGAATTTGCACGTGCAGCTTCTGAAGACCGTGAGCGTTCTGGCTTCTTTGTGGTACCTACGTACACTCAGAGGTAAGCCATGGCCTATGTATCAGGCAAATTTGCAATTGCGCTGTGCGACAGGTGTGGCCAACGGTACAAACTCAATACGCTTATCAAGGAATGGACAGGCTTTAAAGTTTGTCCTGAGTGCTATGAGCCCAAGCATCCACAGTTGGAGCCGAAACGTTCAATAAATGAACCTCAGGCCTTGCATCAGCCTCGCCCAGAGAGTAGACTTGCGGTTACCGTCTACGTCGGGTTCACGGCTGATACTTCGTTTGCTAGTATTGGGATGATGCCGATGCCTTATGCGAAGCCTTTGTGGGCTGCTGCGGTGCTTTCACCGGTCAAAACGAGCATCATATGACATACACGGAATTAAAAGCTGCGATCATTGCTTACACGGAAAATCAGAGCTTCACTGCCACTAATTTAGCCACGTTTACAAAGCAAGCAGAGCAGCGTATTTATAACTCGGTGCAGATTGCCAATTTGCGCAAGAACGTGACGGGTTCACTGACTGCCGGCAATAAGTATTTGTCATGCCCTACGGACTACTTGTCCAGTTACTCACTGGCTATTTACCCATACGTCACTACTACAGCAACCGGTACTTCTGGACAAACAACAATTACGGTTGCAAGCGCTTCTGGAATTGTGGTGGGCCAATACGTTTCCGGATCAAACATTGGCACAGAGGCCATTGTTTCTCTGATTAACGGCACTACGATTACGCTAACTGTGGCCAATAGTGGCACAGTAAACGGTACTGTCACTTTTCAAGGCGACTACACGTACTTGTTAAACAAAGACGTCAACTTCATCCGCGAAGTTTATCCAAATCCTCGCGATATTGCTGTGCCCAAGTACTATGCTATTTTTGGCCCACAGTCAACTAATGAAACTGAGTTGTCTTTTATCATTGGTCCAACACCAGATGCTAGTTATTATGCCGAGTTGCATTATTACTACTACCCTGCATCCATTGTAGATTCTGAAACTTCTTGGTTAGGTGACAACTTTGATTCAGCGCTCTTGTATGGCGCGCTGGTTGAAGCATATACCTTCATGAAGGGCGAGCAGGACATGATGGTGCTGTACGATAAGAAGTACAAAGAAGCGCTGATGCTCTTGAAGAATTTGGGCGATGGCAAGCAACGTGGCGATGCTTATCGCGATGGTCAAGTCAAATTACCGGTGAGATAACGCATGATTACAGCAGGACTTACCGACAGTTTCAAGGAGCAATTGCTTCTTGGAGTGCATGATTTTAGAACAGATACGTTCAAGATTGCACTCTACACATCATCAGCGCTGCTTGGTCCTACAACAACGGCCTACACCAGTGTGGGTGAGGTATCTGGGACAGGGTATACCGCCCCGGGTCAAATCTTGTTAAATGTTACCGTTAATTTAGGGCTAGGCATTGGGTATGTCAGTTTTACCAATCCCGCGTGGCCCGGTTCCACGTTTGCAACACGTGGCGCATTGATTTACAACTCCTCTAAAAGCAACAAATCGGTGGGGGTGTTGAATTTTGGTATTGATCAAACAATGCTTGGTCAAGAATTTATAATTCAGTTACCTACTAATGATCCAGAAACTGCTTTTATAAGGGTTACATGATGTTTGCAACGGAATCTGCTGGGGAAATTGGCAATGTGTTGGTGCACAAGGTTGATTTTCGTGGCTTTAATCCAGAAGAGCTTGCTGATCAAGCTTTGAATAAAATTATTTATGTTGGGGATCAGTCCCATCCGGCTATTCGCGATCAGGCTCAAGCCTTTCGTGAACACATCCGTGGTGTGTTGGTGTTCTACATGAAACGCGCAATTGAGTCGAATAACACGACTCTAGCTAACCGTCTCCGTGAAGCGGGGCATTCTGAACTTGTAACTCTATTGGAGATATAAAATGGCTATTACTATCACTACGGCAATGCCTACCAGCTTCAAGGTAGAAATTCTGAAGGCCGTCCACAACTTTACGGCCAGCACAGGCAATACATTCAAAATTGCCTTGTTTGTATCCACAGCTTCTGGCTCTGGCACGTTTGGCGCGGCTACGACCAACTACTCCCAGATGGGTGCAGATGAGTTGGCTACGGCAACGGGCTACACAAGGCCCGGCAATACGTTGGTATCAGCTACGCCTGTGGCGGATGGCACAACTGCTATTTGTGACTTTGCAGACACCACATGGTCTTCTGCAACGTTCACAACGTCTGGCGCATTGATTTATAACTCATCAGCTTCTGGCGCTGCTTGTGCGGTTTTGAGCTTTGGTGGCGACCAGCAAGTAAGTTCTGGTGACTTCACAATTCAATTTCCAACTGCTGCTGCTGCAACTGCGATTATTCGTATTGCGTAAGTGAGTTGAAGTGTCTTCATGGGGCGAATATGCTTGGGGTGACAACGGCTGGGGCGGGCAAGGCGTAGTTGTCCCGCTGGACGGTTGGGGTAGCCAAGGCTGGGGCGTTTCCCCATGGGGCACGGGCAGTATCTCTGTACAGGGTACAGGTGCTGTTGGAACGGTAAGTATTGCAGTATCGGTTACGTTTGTACCTACAGGCGTCTCTGGTACGGGCTCGGTTGGAACAACCCTGCCAAAAGTTAATTTCACGCTCACGGGCGTGTCGGCTAGTGGGGCTATTGGTAATGTAAGGGCTACAGTCGTTTACACGCCAACGGGTGTGCAGGGTGTTGGGCAGATTGGTAACTTTGAAGTCAACGTAGATGATTACGTTATACCAATTGGTGTTCAAGGTACGGGTGCAATTGGTACGCTAAGCCTGCGGGTGGGTAGAACGATTACGGTTACTGGGGTACAGGCTACAGGTGCGGTAGGTACTACAGTTCCGTATGTGAAGTTCACACCAGCGGGTGTATTGGGTACCGGTAATGTTGGTAGCGTTCAAATTAGAGTGAGCGAAACCATCATCCCTACGGGTGTTCAAGGTTTAGGCTCTGTAGGCAGCGTAACGCTTGTTTATAACGGCGGAGCAACACCAACAGGTGTGGTGGGTACGGGTAGTGTCGGAACAGCGATTGCAAAGGTAATTAAAACCTTAATTGGCGTTCAAGGCACTGGACAGGTAGGCACAGTTTCAGTTAAAGTTAGCGACACTGTAATCCCAGTTGGGGTTCAAGGTACTGGACAAATTGGAACTGTATTTATTCGGGGGTGGACAGTGATTAATGATTCGCAGACACCGGGTTGGGGCAATGTGGATACCACACAAAACCCCGGATGGACAGATATTCCAACTTAGGAGTTTTAAATGACGACGCAATATACATCGCTACTGGGCTTTGCCCTTCCAGTTACGGGTGAACTCTCGGGCACATGGGGCGACACCGTCAATAACTCCATCACGCAGCTTGAAGAAGATGCGATTGCGGGCGTAGCGACAGCAAGCGTTGCTTCTGGGAACTGGACCCTATCTACGACAGGATCAGGCGCTTCCAATGAAGCACGCAAAGCAATTCTGATCCCAACGGGTTCTCCGGGAGTTTCTAGAAACATCTTAGCTCCAAACCAGAGCAAAGCATATATTGTTGTTAATCAATCAAATGCTGCAGTGGTCTTAAAAGGGTCTACTGGCCCAACTACAGGCGTTACGATTGCAACTGGAACAACGGCGCTTTGTGCTTGGAACGGATCAGATTTTGTTGTCGTTTCTCAAAGCCTTGCTAATGCAACAGGAACGTTAGGAATTGCGAATGGCGGTACAGGCCAAACAGATAAGACAGCCGCCTTTGATGCGTTGGCTCCTACAACAACTCAAGGCGATACGATGTACTATAACGGTACAGATGTTGTGCGGTTAGCCAAGGGTACGGCTGGTCAGGCATTGGTTATGAATAGTGGCGCTACAGCACCCGAATGGGGTTCTGCTGGTATTACAACAGGTAAAGCTATCGCTATGGCGATGGTGTTTGGTTTTTAAGGAGTCAACATGGCAAATCCAAATATTGTCAGCGTTACCAAGATTTATGGTAATACGACGTATATCATTGCATCAGCTAGCGCGGTCACATGGACTGCATTAACGCCAGCAACCAACTACGTCAATAAAGTTGACTACATTGTTGCAGCTAACGTTACAAGCAGTGCGGCAACCATTACGGTGTCAATCAACAGCGCAGTTTCTGGTGGTGGTACGGCTTATCGTATTGCTTACCAAGTTTCTGTGCCGCCAAATGCGTCATTAATTATTGTTGACAAGACAACAGCTTTTTACGTAGGTGAAGCTCAATCAGTTGTTGTGACTGGCGGAACCGCTAGTGCAATCGAATTGACAGCGTCCTACGAAAACATCACAGATACCTGATAGGAGGCTTTCATGTCTCTTAACAAAGTTGGCGGTTTTATTTCAGCCGCTTATAACGGCTTAAATCCTGCGCCCACAACAGTAGAGTACCTTGTTGTTTCTGGCGGCGGCGGCGGCTCAAATAGTTCAACGGCTAGTGGAGGCGGGGGTGCGGGCGGTTTGCTAACGGGTACTGGATACCCTGTTACGGTTGGCACATCAATTACAGTTACTGTTGGCGCGGGTAACCCAGTCAGTGCCGCCTCTAATGTTAATGGGGGAGTTTCTTCATTTGGCAATATTTCCCCTAAAGGTGGTGGCAATGCAAATGCCCAAGGTAGTATTTATGGCGTTCCCGGGGGAAGCGGTTGTGGTGCAAACTATGGCGATCCTGCTGGACTTGGCACTGCTGGTCAAGGAAACAATGGTGGTTTAGGAAGCGGTACATACTATTACGTTGGCGGCGGCGGTGGCGGGGCAGGAGCCGTAGGTTCCGCAGGCACTCAAGCTAATAATTACCAACGCCCCGGAGCAGGCGGTACAGGCATTGCGTCTTCTATTACTGGCGCTCCCGTTTTCTATGCTGGTGGTGGCGGTGGCGGCGTATATGAGGCTATAGTAGGTATGCAACCAGCCCCCGGTGGTGCAGGCGGTGGTGGTAATGGAGTTGGCAGGGATTCTGCTGGCAATTACATAAGAGCTACCGATGGTCTGGCTAATACTGGCGGTGGCGGTGGCGGGTATGGAAATAATCCAGCCGCCCAAGGTGTTGGAGGCAGTGGTGGTTCCGGTGTTGTAATTATTCGCTATCCATCTTATTTGGCTCCTGCGGCATCAACAACAGGGACACCTGAAACATACATTGCTGGAAACTGGCGCGTGTATAAGTTTTTTTCTTCAGGAACAATAACATTTTGAGGTTTTATGGCACAAGGTTTATTTAATCTCAAGCAAGTTAATCAAGCCCTTAACCAAAGTGCTTGGTCGAGTGCGTCTGCAAGCTCTACCTATGCCGGAACATTTAATGGTTTAACACAGTATTTAAATACAACGTCCGTCACTATTGGCACAGGTAATTTTACGTTTGAGGCTTGGTGTCTTTTTAACCCAAATGGGGCTACCTATGGTCGAGTTGGTGGCGTGGGTGATATGTACAACACTTCAGGGTTTGGGGTTAACTTTAACGCAAGTACGCTCAGACTTGAAGTTACCAGCAATAACTCCACCATCATTAACCCCACACAAGTTATTAGTTACGGCACATGGAACCATATTGCGTTGGTACGTTCTGGCTCCACGGTTACTTTATACATTAACGGTGTTTCTGGTGGTACAGCTACAAACAGTAGTTCTTTAAGCGGTAGCATTTACCTGTCTGCCGTGTTGTATCTTGCAACAATTTACTACGGCGCTGGCGAGATTAGCAACGCACGATTAACTAACACCGCTGTTTACACAACAGCGTTTACGCCGCCTGTTTCTCCGTTGACAAACATTAGTGGAACAACGCTGTTAACTTTGCAAAACGCAACCATTATTGATAACTCTAGCAGTCCATTAACAATTACCAACACTGGAACAGTAGCAACTTCGTTGGACTATGGTGTGTTTAACTCAACCCTTAAAACACCAACAGTTGAATATTTAGCAGTTGCTGGTGGTGGCGGTGGTGGTCGCTACAACGGTGGTGGTGGTGGTGGCGCGGGTGGCTTGTTAACAGGTATTGCGCCTGTTGTAGCTGGTAGTGCGTACACTGTAACCGTTGGCGGCGGCGGTGCTGGTGGTACAAACTCTGGAACTGGTCAAGGTATCAGCGGCGAGAATTATGTGTTTGGTGCAATGGTCGCTGTTGGCG